AACAATCGTGTTGGCCCGAGCCCGGCTGGTATCAACCGGCATTTTCTCGGTGATGCTTTCCAGCAAGTGGGTCATAATCTTGGCCTTCAGTTCGATCACGCCGCCTTCAACCTCGTTATCAAATTCAGCCATCAACTGGATTCTGAACCTGTTTGATTTTGGAGTGCTCATCCTGCTACCACCTCGAAAAACTCACCGGCCCCGGCGACATCGCCAACCGCTTTGATTTGCCGGTCTACACCCTTGAACGTCACTGTCCATCCGATCTTCGGAATCTGTTTGAAATCGAAGAGGGACATCAGCACATCATGAGGGCCAGCGATGAAGGCCGGGAACTTGCTTGGAATCGCTGCTGCTGTCCCGATCACGGCGCGTCCATTGATCGTGGTTGGAAAATCAATATGAGAGCGTGTGGCGCTGTTGTACTGGCCCTGAGTAATGAATGTGAGGGTGGCACCCTCCAGGACCCCTTTGATGGCCCCAGAGACGCCGCTTGCCGCCAGTTTGGATATCTTTCCGACTGTCAGTGCCATTTGAAAACCCCCTCAGTTATTCAAGCGTTGCCAGATACGCATCCAGCGCTTTTCTGCCGTTAAATTTCTTGATAGATCCGTCTGGCAATGTGACCACCCACCATGAACCGTTGCCCGGCTCAACTGTTACAGTACCAGTCTCGGTCGAGTCATCACCATCAGTGTCCGTTTTCTCGTCATCAGATCCTTGACCGCCTGCCGTGTCTTCAGCATCCCCAGACGTATCGCTATCATCTGAATCGTCGTCATCGTCATCGGGAACGGTTTGGCTGTCGTTGACGCCAGAAGCACTGTCATCAGTTCCGTCATCGTCGTCATCCTTCGGCACAGCTTCAAATTCAGCCAGTTCAATCCAGTTGGCTTCCCAGAAGTTTTCCAGTTTGGTTTTGTTCAGAAACAGACCGTTGGGGATAGGATCACCGATGGCGTAATCGACGCCGTCCCATTCCATTTCGCGGCAGCAGATAAACGCCGCGTTTTTTTCGTATTGCTGTTTCCAGTGGCGTAGTTTGCGAACGATTTTGCGTTCCATGATTTCCATCCTTTTAAACAGGGAAACGGCGGACCCGAAAGCCCGCCGCCAATTGCACCGCTGGTCTGCCGATTACTCGACAATAGCCAGGAAGTAAGCACCCAGATCGGCGGCGATCAATTTCTGATCGTATGCCATACCGATTTCGATGCGGTCAGCCTCAAGTGCTTCTCTGCGGAACCGTTTGATGCGCATTCCATCTTCGCCAGCGCCGAAGCGTCCGGTCCAGGAGAACGTGTAACCCGCGCTCGGTGTCATCAGACCCGCGCTTGGGGGGCGGTAGCTCAACAGCGCGTTCTTGCCGCCGATGAAGCTGTGAACCGCTGTCTGACCTTTTTTGGCGGTGTTTTTGATCGCATCCATCACCAAGATCTCATCGACCTCAAACAACTCAGCCAGGCTGTTTTTGTTCGCTTTGGCCGCGCCGCTGGTTTGACCACGGTTCAAGCGACCGATGATGTCAGGGTGATCCACCAGAATGTCAAACACTGGCCGACCAAGCGTCAGGACGTTTGGCATGAAGCCGGTGCTTTCCAGCACGATCCGTTTCAGCAGACGGATATCTTCAACAGGTGTCGAAGCCGCTGCGTTCCAGAACACTTTGTTGTTATTCGAGCCGCTGGTTGCGTCGAACGAAGCGTCTGCCGTTTTGGTAGCAGCGCCATCCACACTGAACGTCCAGGTGTCACCCGGCGCGTGAGTGGTCGGGAAGAAGCTGGCAACCCAGGTCACTTCGCGTTTGATCAGGCCCTTGAGCGTGACGAACAGAGTTGCCTCTTTGTCCAGCTTGATCGGCCCATCGGCATTGGCGCGCACAGAGTCGGGAACGTCGCGGTGATACGCGCGCTCTTTCGCAAAGTACGTGTCATCCCCGATAGTGTAGGAACCACCCGCGCTTTCGGTGCCGGGGGTGCGTTCTTCCATTTCATCCCGGTTGAATGCGCCGCGATCATACGTGAAGAACGCATCGCTTTGCTTCGCGACGGGAATGTTTGGAAACACCCGTGCCGCAACGAAGTTCGCGTGGTTTTGGGCGAACGCGATTGAAATGTTGGTCAGTGGCGCATTGATATGCACATCGCCACGGCTTGGCTCGGTATAGGGCATGAGAATTTCCTCCTGTTAAGGCAAGGCCCGAAGATTATACGCTGTGTGGCGCGGCGATTGGCATCAGAAGGACTTGGAAAATATCCCCATCGACTGCGCTCACCAGCGCGATACCCACTGCCATGCTGTCAGCAGCAAGTGCCGCAGCATTGGCAACACCGGCCACCCGACCGGCTGTAGCGTCAGGGACGATCAGTTGCCCTGCGGTGATGGTGGCACCGGCACGAACGAGGCCGACACCGCCAGCGCCGACCAGAACAACTGAAACGGTCAGACCGTCAGTGGTCACGTCATCGCGTGGTTCTTCGGCAAGGATGCCGATACAGGTGTTGGCGACGGCAGTGCATTTGATGACCTTGGCCACGTTACTGTCGTCTTCAAATTGCAACAGGGAATAAATCCCGCCAGCCGTGGCGATGCGAAGATCTTGTCCGGCAATCAGGTTGACCGCCTTGGTGTTTTGCGAACCAGCCATAGTGTTTTCCTCCTGTGGTGCTGATGGTAGGCGGTTGAGCCTTAGTTAACGGTTTCGTTGTAGAGTTTCACGCCTTCAGGAGTATCCAGAACCTGGGTGTAAGCGTCCTCGTATGTCACGCCAGCGTTGTTTTTCTGGAATGCTTTGGCCAGACCGTCCAGAGTCGCTTCCGAACCGCCCTCTTTGTGAACAGTGTTGCTGCCATAACCCAAAGTGACCTGAGCTTTACCCAGCATGTCGTTCTGCGACTTCAGACCGGCCATAGCTGCTTCGCGGTGATCTTTGTCTTCGATACCGTCAACAGCTTTGAGCATGGACGCGCGGACCTCAATGGTGCCGGGCAGATTGGGCAACAGATCACCAGCACGCTTTTCGAGCAGGTTTTTGGCCAACTCTTTGTCGGTGGTGTCCATCCGTTTGCGCATGTTGTCGTTGTCCATTGCCATAGCGATGAACGCTTGACCGGCAGACTTGCGCAGTTCCAGGCCAGCAGTTGTTTTATAAACTACCGGATCTTTGTCCAGAGCAGCAGAAGCCGCCAGATCGGAAGCAGCTTTCGCCATGTCGGTACGCTCGGTGTCGCCCATTTCAAGGAACGCATCAGCAGCGCCGTCTTCCAGGCCCTTGTGATATGCTTTCTGGCCATCAGTCAGCGAGGCCATTTTCTGGGACTTCGCAAGCTGCGCCTGCAAGGCTTCCATTTCGGGATTTTTGGTTGGGTCGGCCATATTGGGTTCCTCCGTTTTTCCGACTTCGAATCCGGCGAGGCCGGTGGTTTGGTTCTTGGACACGGCTGCTACCGCGTGTGTGTGTGGTACACCGGCTCGGTCTGTTGCCATGCCGATCATAATCTGGTTGCCGTCCGTTTTGATCCACGGGTGGCTGTGGCCGTCCTCATAGCTGGTGTCGCCTGCCACCATTTCCACGCCGTCTGGTGGCCCAAGCAGGGCAATGGAATGGCTGTGGCCGTTGACGCCGTCTGTGAGTGCTGAGAGCTTGGAAATGTCGCCCTTCTTGTTCTTCTTGTCCTTTTCTGCGCCGACCGCTTCCAGATCTTCGGGCTTACCTTTACCCTTGCCTTTGCCTTTGGTGCCGTCGCTGCGTTTCATGATCAAAGCGGTTGCGCCTTCCTGCGCCGGGACATCCACACCGCTGATCTCGGTCATCTGGAAGTCCAGCATGATATTCTTCTGCGCATTAGCCATCCGTCACGCCCTCATCTTTGATCCGACGCCCACCAATGGAAAAGCCGGTCAACGTCCCGTCTTTGAATTTCTGGAGCATATCGGGGCTTGGTTTGATTGCGATCATCAGTCCGGTTCTGCCTGTTTCGATACCGAACGCTTTCGCAATGTCTGCTGTCATGGGCCAGGCGAAGACGATTGTTCCCGTCTGCTCGCCGGTATGCATTTCCTTTGCGACCTGAGAATTCTCCATGAAGTCGAGCGATGCTTTGAGCATTGCGCCTTCGGGAATATGGTCGCCTTGAAGGTCAAAATACGGCTCACCATTTTCGGTGCAGACGATCCCAAAGCCCATAACCAGGCCAAGGCTTTCGTCCACTTTTGAAATTTCGGCACGTATCTCGAATGAGTTTTTATCTGCCATTGGAACGCCTGATTTATCAAATCCTAAGCCATACACCTGTCCCAAAGGTGTTTTCTCCATAGCAGACCCACTGTATTTGTGTAAAGAGCCACGGCGAGCCGCAATATATAGGCAAGTCTGTATATTTCATCTGAAAGTTGGTCTTCTGAGTTGTATACACAAGGCGATTACGCTATTTTATTGATAGGGCAATGCAGCCCGGCCAACGAGAGGGCATACCCGATGAGCTACACCTTCCCCCACCGTACCGGAACACTGGCCTGGGACATTTGCGCCGAGTCCACTCCACACCAGCGCGCTTGCCTGAACGACCCTGCCAGCCTGCCAACGGTTAAGGAGGCCCGCTATAACGAGCCGCGCACGATGCGCCTCAACAACGAGCGGAGCCGGTTTGAAACGACCGGAACCTACGTGATGGTTCTGATGGCAAATGATGACGTGGCCTGCTGCTACTTCGGTATCCGGGGCGGGTTCAAGGTTGTTTGGAACTTCGGACAGGAAGGGGGTGCAGCATGAAAACCCCGATCACCAAAGTTTACAAAGAGCACATCCGTAGCAGCAACGCATGGCGCGTGTTTGCCCATGTTGGTGGCCAATGCCATATCCACCAGCGCAGCTTCACTCAGGCCGAAGCCATAGCGGTTTGCGACCGGGTGAACGAGGCCGGGGAAATCGACCTGAACCACTGGACTTTTGACAGCAACGTTTCGGGGGTAAGCGCATGAACTACGAACGCACAGAATGTTCGCGCTGCCACGGATCTGGACAGCACTCCTATTGCTCGGCGTATGGCAGCGTATGCTTCAAATGCGGCGGATCTGGTGCGATGCTGACCCGGCGCGGCCAGGCCGCTTATGACTTCGGGAAAACGCGGTGCAATATTCTTTCCACCGATGTGAAAGTTGGCGACCGGCTGGCAATGCCCGGTAATAAATACAGCACCGTGGTCGAGATCAAAACTGATCTGCCCGTTACCCAATGGTCGATCCTGGCAGACGGGACCAGAGTGCCTTCCCACGCAATCGGCTTCATCTTCAGGAACGGTCGCATGGTGGAGACTGGCGTAAAGATGGACATCGAATTGGCGTTGACCGCAGAGATCCTGACCGAGATCGAAGAGTATCAGAACAATCTGACCAAGGCCGGGACCGTCCGGAAGATCCGAAAGTCCCGCCAATCGTAAATATACAGGGCTGAGGACTTTACTCGCGGCGAGGTCTCACGCTATGACTGTTTCAGGGCAACGAAGCCCGCCAGGACAAGGAAAAACCAAAATGGCCACCGATCTGAAACCCACCCGCAACATGAGCCTGACCCAATTTTGTGGCCCTGTCCGTGAAGACGGCGGCGACCGGAGAAAACTGCAACTGACCCAAGTTGGTGGTTTTGAAATGGGGTGGATGTTGCCGGGATATGTGAATGTCACCAAAGAGGAAGCCTTGGACCTGGCGCGCGCACTGCTGGATTGGGTAGCTGATGATCGGGAGGCAGAATAATGTTTGACGCAGAACGCGAAGACGCAATGGCCCAGGAGAGCATGAGCGAGGGTGAGTACATGCACGCCGCCCTGCGCCAGTACGCTGGGGCCTACGGGGCCGAGGACGCCGACAGCGCGTGGATATCTACACCGTTCGACACATGGGAGCGCAACCCGCATTATGTTGGCCTACCTATGCCTCACCCCGAAGATGACGTGTACGACCTGGACGAGTGGCGCGCTGCACAGTGCCGCCCCGCCTGCGCCCGGATCTGCCCCACCGTATGGTCGGAGCAAGCAGACGAAGAGATCCCGTTTTGACTTCCTACACCGCCATATTTACCGACGGCTCGGTTTTTTATTTCCGGGCCGCTGGCTTCTTCGCCGCCACGCGCCGGGTGGATCACCACATAGCGCAAAGCGGCGGTAAACTGGTTCTGAAATCCCTGACCTGAAAGGCTATGCCATGACCAGAGAAAACGACGAGAACGATCTGATTGCCGCCGCCTACGGATGGAAGTCTATCGACCACCCACGGGGCCGCGATCACTGCCACTCACGCTATGAGAAGGGTCGGGCCGTTGTCTGGCGGGTTGCCCCTGACAGATCCGGGGAGTGGCGGTCATCCTGGCTGATCAATGGGGCCTACAGCAAACACCAATCGCACGACACAATCACCGCAGCATTTGACAGGAGGTTCTGATGGGAGAAATCACCGACAACCCCGTATTCAAAGCGTTTCAGGCTTGGGGCGCTGGACTGCAATTCGACAACCGGTTTCTCAGGTTTGAAGATGGCGAATTTGAAAGGTTCATTGACGCCAACACACAAGTGGCCTGGCTGGCGTTCCGCGACGGTTGGAAATCCTGCGCCGCCCACGACACCGCCCCGAAGACCGATTTCCTGAAAGGGGCGACGATATGAAACGCCCAAACGTTCACAGCGTGGTTCGCTATGTCTTCCTGATTGCGTTAGCGCTTTCGATCATCAATCTGTTGAACATCACTTCAGACATTATCGACCGGATCTGGGAACTCGACAGGAAGATAAGGTATCTTAATATTGTATTGGAGGCGCACACCGCCGCCCAGAGAGCCCTGGGTGCGGGCCAGTGACCGTAGTTTACCAATCCCCCAAGCCGACCCACTCCAAACTCCTGGGGCCGGACGGACAGCCGCTCCCGTATGAACAGCAGCCAATGGGGTTCGACCTGACACCCAGAAAGGAAAAGCCATGACTGACATTTTGACGATCTTCGCAATCATCCCGATATTCGCCGCCGTCTCGATTCTGGGGCTATGGGCATTTTTTGGCGCGTTATCGCTTATCGGCTGGGTTGTGGGGTCGTTCATTCCAGGAAGGGGAAAGTCATGACCGGCGCGATGACCTGGATGGAAGCCCACTGTGATTTTTCGGTTACTGCGGCGCGCGCCGGAGATTTTTGGGTGAATTGTCTGGAAACCTCAGAAGGTATATTCGCAATAGAGGCTACAGAGGCGATCAGTGAATTCAAAAAGGATGGCTGGACCGTGCGCAAGGGAAAGTGGTGCTGTCCGAAATGTGCCAAACGTCTGGATGTGTCATGAATATCATCGCGACTTTGCTGATCACTGCTGTCATGGGCGTCATGGTGTTCTGGGGTTTGACCGTTGGAATATACTGTGATGTGACCGGCAACAACGCAGAGATCTGCGGGCCTGTATTAAGCAACACCGAAGGAGAGAAGCCGTGAGAGATAAACTTGCAGAGATCTGCCGTAAATACGGCACCGACAGCCAGAAGATTGCCGACGCGATCATTGCCGCGCTGCCGGGCATGGTGACGACGCTGGATTTCCAAGAGACAAACAATTGCCCGCCCAAATACGACACCGGCATGATGAGGACTGGAAGGTATCGGATATATTATGAAGACGATTGCTGGAAAGTGATCAGGGGACACGCTCTCATTATCGGCAGGGAGCCTACTTATCTACTGGCCGTAGGCACAGCACAAGCTGACCACGCGGAACGGATTACGGAGGTTTTCGGGTTATGAGAGACACGATGAAATTTAAAGTCGATGGCGTGTACTGCGAACGGGAGATTGCGTATTACGACCGAGACACTGTGACCGGACTTTACACGCCGATGCCAGCGCTGAACGACGACGAGGACACGCAGATCCTTTCGAGCGGAGAGGTGATCATCATGACGGGGATAGGGCCATGACCAGTAAACCGGGCGACGTTCGCTGGTGGTGCTACCAGGACTCCGAAACAGGCAAGATCGAATATTGGCAATACGTCTGCCGGTCAGTACAGAACCGCTGGAACATTCCAAAGCATATGCAAACCCGTGATCGGGCCAAAACCTGCAAGACGATGTATGCCTATTGGGTGTGGAAGAACGACACCACCTGGGGGAAGGTATCCACCAAGGCCGGTGATTATGGATGGACCAAATTCGCCGGGGAGTTCCGTGAACGCCACCGCGCGGCCAATCCCCCTTACTCAGCCACGAAGCGCGGCGCAATCGCTGTTGAGATTGCCGGTATGCGCGCTGACATGCGGGATAAGGACCGCGAGCAATATGATGATGTCCTGCCCGACGAAGAATTACTGAAACGCCTGCTGCGAGCCCAGAAGCGACTCAAGGCTTAACCCAACCCCGAAAGGAAACGACATGTGGGAAACTCTCCTGATAGTCCTCTTCATCTGGCTGCACATCCACCTTGCCGGAAAATATAACCGCCGCGTCTTGCCGTGGATCGCCCTGCTGGTGTTCGCGCCCGTGTCCACCTTTGTCCTCTGGTGTATGGGGGAAAACAAGGGATGACTGAGCGCATAGTGGCCGCAGCGATCCAGATCGAAGGCGTAACGATCAGCCTGCCCCAGCCCGCCCGTCATGGTCAGGTACTGCACTCTGTTGATGGTTTCGTGGATGACTTTTCTGTGTCGCAGGCCTGCCAGGGGTTTATCACCTCTGCCGGGAGGTTCGTGAATCGGGTTGAGGCGAAGTTTATCGCGCACCGGGCCGGGCAGAAAATCATCCGAGACGATCCGCATCCGAAGGACGCATTCAGCGAAGATTTCTGGTAGGAAGGAGTAGAACTCATGTCACACGAACGAGCCGGGGAAAGCGACGAATGGTATACCCCTAAATATATTTTTGACGGGCTGGGCGTTGTGTTTGACCTTGATGTTGCCTGCCCCCTCGAAGGACCGCTTCACACACCAGCGCGCGCGTATTTCAGCGATGGAGCCCTGATAAGGGAGTGGCACGGTTTCGTTTGGATGAATGCACCGTTTGGACACCAATCCACAAAGAGGAGATGGTTGAGAAAGTTTCTGGATCACGGGAACGGCATTGCTCTTATACCGGACAGAACGTCGGCCCCGTGGTGGCAGGAAATGGTTGCTGAAGTTGACGCTATTATGTTCATGTCCCCGAAGGTAAAATTTGAACGCCCTGATGGATCATTGGGGCAATCACCTGGGAATGGAACGTGCTTAATTGCATCAGGACAAAGAGCGGCTAATGTACTTGTTGACGCGCGCGCGCTTGGCTTCGTTATCAGAATTTAGGAAGGCGCTTGGTTTCGATATAGCGCCGGTCGGCCTCTTCCTGCCCCAGCACCTTTACCGCGTGAGCGTATTTCAGGGGGCCGACAAACTCCCGATAATCGACTTCCTCAAAACAATCCGCTTCCATGATTATGCGCTTCATTTTGCAGACATCATCATACAGGGACACGTTGAAATCCTTTGGTGATACGAGAGCGCGGGCTATCGGCTATTACGGCTTAATCATGCGACCCCAGCTTTGCCGGTCCCCGGTATCCCGGTTCTGATCAGGAAGGTGCCATACCCTCGGTCGCATCAATCCGCGCTCAGTGGGTGCGACAATGCCAGGTTACAGAAGCGAGCGAGCAGTCTCCTCCTGCTGCCTGACACACTGCCTGTCGCACCTACAGAAAGCGGCGATCAAATGCGGCGGGCTGGGATTGCCATATCGGGTGTCCGAGGCTTTTGACTACCTGATCGCCACATCTGTTCTGGTCGGTCTGCGGTCGCGCACAAACTACCATTTGGGACAGCAGTACAAGCCATGAAAGACACGTGTATGCGCGCGACCTTCACCATCATTAAATCATTCAGGGAATTTGAGCCAGCGCTTTTATTTGCATGTATATTGCATGGTGACGGAATATACAGTATACTGGACTTGTCAGAAATGACGTTTCGTAGTCCTCCCGACTACCTCGACCAACTCGCCCCGGTGGTAAAAGCTGGGGTATTTTTTTGTTCAGCGCCCCCATTTCGGGGTGTCACCTTTTCTCTGGTGCCATGCCCAGCCGACAAGCACAACGGTTGACAGGACGATGTAGACCATAAGCCCAAAGAACCCCCAGCCGCCGTAATGAAGGGCGCTCATGACCGCTATAGTCACCAGCCCAATTGCCCAGATGGAAAACACGATCTTCGGTATGAGTTGCTTGCGTGTCATGCGGCCACCCCCATCAAAAACACCAGCGATGATATTTCATGGGCTTCACGTCAACGGTGACTTGAATGGTGATCGGCTTTTGTGCCGGGTCTGCATTGACGGGTTTGCTGACCTTGTTTGCTGGGACGATGTATTCAGGTCCTGCGCCACACACCAAACATCCCGGCTTTACTTTGTACACGCCGCCTCTGTTGAATTTCCTCACAGTGTTTCCTTTCGATCTTTGCCGAACGTTTAATATACACGTTTCGGTCAAAAAAGATACGCGGTACAAACTCGTCGGAAAATATCAGAGGGCGTCGTTGGGCTCAAACCGATCAGTAATGATCAGCCGGGTTGTGGACTTCTGTTTGATCCGTGTTTCGATCCTGCACCGGCAATTGATTGTCTCGCTGGCTGGCGCTCTTGGATCACCTGGGAAGCGCAAATTGGGCTTAAAGTCTTCATCAACGGCGCGCTCCTCCCCATTCAGGGCCACATGGCTGCTCCGCACGGCCAAATCGCCGCGTGTAACCCAGACTCGCACCAGTTGTTCCCTATCCAACACGCCGGACTCGATTGCCTGCTCATACGCCTCCTGGTTGGCTTTGTTGACGGCGCGCAAGATCTCGGTCTGCGCAATGGTTTCGGCCCGGCGTTTAATCATGCGCTCGCCGTACCGTCTGACCATCATGTCGATGGATTGTTCTGAGAGTTGCTTGCCGCCCGTGATGGCGGAAATGATCTTCGGATCTGAACGCTTGTCCCGCAGCACCCGGTTCAATGCCTCCCGCGAGCCCTCCTGTAACAGCCTCCGATAATTCGCAAGGGTCTCGACCATCTTTTCAGTCATGCCCACCGATCCCCGGAAGTTGCGGGCGATCTGCACCGAAGAAAGGCCCCGGCCAATACCGTCCCGAATGGTGGCCAGGATTGCATCGCCCTGCGCCCCACCGAATGCTGACAAGATCCGGAGACGTTCAGTTTGTAAATGGGAGACCGCGCGCTGGCCCACCGGATTGAATGCCGCCAGACCCTGCGTCGAATCTGCGATGAATTCTGCGGTGCTGTTGCCGGACAGGACATAGGCCGCACCATAGGCCCCGGCGATGAACAGACCTACAGCCTGGCCAGCCGCCTCAGACGCTTCCTGGAAACGCCCCTCTTCGATCATCCGGGTCAGTTCTGCCAAGCTATTTTGAGACCGTGCGTTCTGAATCGCTTTGAACAGACCGGCCTGCAATGAGCGTTCAGCTTTCAGGATCAGCTTTTCCAGCCGGGCGATTGTGTCTTTGGACGGAAGGGTCATAGCATCATTTCCTGTCTTTCGAAGATCGGCAGTGCGATAGGCGGATCTGCTTCAGGGCATTTCCTGGCCCGGAGTGCAAAGCATATGCCGCGCGTGATATCCTCCCCGCTTTTACTCCAAAGTAGGTCTCTTGTCATATCCGCTTTGACTGGCCTCGCTTTCGTCCGGATACCCAGCCACTGACACATCCACCGCAGTTCCTCGACCCAGAGCGCATAGATGGCGCTGGCAGGAAGGACGGTCATCGGTGCAGGATCTGGGAGGTGCCACTTGTCGGCCTGCTGGATACGGCCTGACATGGATCTGCTGCGCTGCGGGTAGACCCAGACCTTGTCGCCCTGCACAGCGCTGGGAGTGACGCCTTTGTATGGCTGGCCCCCGATCAGATAATGGGCGCTGTACTCGGTGCATTTCTCTGCCAGAAGGAATTTCTCATGAACCGCGCATATGGTGTGTGTCGCTAAACCCATCATGGCGTGGATCTGCTTAGGAGCCCGGTCCAGCTTGTCTTTCTCGGACTTGATCTCGCACGCGATGATCTCCGTTGGGCAGACGGCAAGCACGTCGATCCTGTTGCCGAACATACAGGCGTTGATTTCATGGATGATCCGAGCATCTGGCCGGGCCTTGCGGATCTTGTCCACGAATGCTGTGCGGATCTCCGCTTCCTCTGGGCTTCTGTACGACGGCATCTGTGTGTTCCTCCCATATTTAGGATTTAGACGGTACATGTGCTAAAATATACACACAGACCAGTGTGGTCCAGCATCAGAAGGAGTTTAGAAATGAAATATCTGTTGACAGCAGCGTTAGTATTACTGCCTGTGCTCGCATTTGCGGGCCACTCCCCATATCCGGCAGGTTGCGACCTTACGCAAAAAGTTGAGGCTCAGTTGACCACGAAATGGGGTGAAGCTCCGCTGGTCACTGGTTTGTTGAAAGGCGGTAAAAACACTCTATCGGTTTGGCTGAACCCTGAGACCGGCACCTGGACTGTCACGGTCAAAAGCCCAGACGGCAGCGTTACCTGCGTTAAAGCATCCGGCACGAATTTTTCATTTGAAGCTGAGCTTGCGCCTACCGGGGCTCCGGCCTGATCAGATGTCGGGCAGATCCACGGTTTGCCCGGCCAACACATGAGTGCAGTCACCCAAGAACTTTATACGACCATCGGTGATGAAAGAATGGCATGTGAAAGGCACCCTTTCAAATAATCCAAATTCCATTTCTTCAGTGGTCGCGGATCTTGTGCCTTTGACCAGAACTGATGGAGTGAAGGTTGGGGCATCAGCATTTCCGTTGTAGCCCCAACAAGCCCCAGGCCTTTCATGCGTAATCGTTAAGTGGTGGTGTTCACCGCACCCCGGACATGAGAAAGCCACGCGGCCCCCCTCAAGGCTGCGCAGCTTTTTCCCGATCTTAGCCATTATGGATACCCGCCAGTGCGCCCCCAATTATCGATATCACTGAACGTGCTGGCAGCGTCCGGGTCGGCGGTGGACATCGCACCGATTGCGGTCGAGGTTGTCGCGGCTTCCATCCACTGTGAAATGAGTTTGAACGCGGTTTCATCCTGAAGCATCAGCCCATCTGTCTGGCGGAAGAATGAGACGTTGACCGAACCGGCCACGGCTGTTTTCACGTTTGACCCACTGGAACCGTTGTCGGCGGTGTCTGTGTCGAGGTTGATACTGCCTGCGAGCAGGGCTGTGGCGTCTTCGATCTCCTGCGGCACCTCAGAGGTACTGACAGCCGTACCATCGGCATAGAGCAGGCCGGTTCGCGGGAATGCGTTAACCTGGGAGGCTCCCCCGGTCTTCGTTCCCTGCCAACTCAGCAGATTTAGGCGGCGGGTGGCGGCGATGATGTAAATCCCGCGCGCCGCATCGCTATCGGCCAAGGCGTTCCAGTCGGCCATCCTGACCGGCTCAACATTCAGATAGTTGTTCACTTGGGCGCGGCTGGCGTAGGTATCATAATTGATCGCGTTGATTGTGATTACAGATAGGGTCATGGCTTGAAACCTCCGGCGCTTCTTGGCGGCATACCGAGTTCCGTGATGGAAGGCGGCAATGTTACGTTATTGATCACCGGGGCAACGTTAGATTCGAGAGCGTCGATCTTTTCCATGACCCGTTCCCACTGATCTTTCGTCGGGCAGTCGCTTGGCTGAACGCCCATACCTTCGATGAAGGCTTTGAATTCGCCAATGGTCATATCAAGCCTCCCGCACGCTGGCCGTGAAGCGCACCACCATGTCATCTGCGGCTGCGGCGACGGCGGCGGTGTCGTAGACGCGGATGATCATCCCGGCAGTCAGCACCAGTTGCGCTGGCAGGGCTTTGTTCAGGTTCGCATTGACGACTGAGGTTTCATTTTCCAAGCCGACAGCGAAGTTGTAATTGACCGTGGTGCTGGCCGCTTGGACCGCCCCGGCTTGGATGAGCATCAGAACGTTGTTGGCGCTGTCCTGGATCTCAATCACCATCTGCCGGTTGCCTGCCGTGCCTGTGGAAATCAATTCGGCCCGGAGTGATAGTAGGGTCCATTCACTCCCTGCCGGTACTGTGAAACTTTTGTCGCTGTCGTTGGTCACTACATCAGCCGTCAAAATGACCTCTGATTTGATCCGTACATTTGCTGCGGTCATTTTACTTATCTCCTGCGTTGTCGTCGGTTAGTTTGGAGTCGTCATCGTCATCAAGTAGAGAGTCATCCAGATCTGTTTCCAGCCGTTCAACGGGCTCTGATTTCAAACCCATCATGGCATAGATCTCTTTAACGACAGGATCGGTGCTAATAACAGGCGCACCAGCCACGGCCAGTTCCCTCAGTACACCAGCAACCTGCGCGGCGTCGATGAACTGGATCTTCTCAATTGTAGCGGCGGGCTTCATTTCATCGGGCCAGCCGTTCAGACGCCATAGCGTATCGATCAGGTCAGATTCGAAGGTGTCGCGGATCTCGCTCAATGCACCGTCTACCAGAAGGTGGAAGCGGTTGGTCTTGTCTTCGGACAGGGCGAAGCTCCCCGCGCTGTCACCGCCAAGCATCAGATGTTCGATACCGAGTACCCGCGCCATTTCCATGTTAAGCCGTTTGATAGCCGCCGCGTTCTCTGCAAATGAGGACGCCGAATTCTGCAACAGTTCAATGCTCCATTGCGGAGTGGATGACGGTGTGCCGTCCTCGCCCTTGCTTTCGTAGGGCATCGAATCCATGAGCAGGCCAATGTTCTCGACTTTGATATGGTTCGAGATAAAATTCCTGAGTGGTTTTTCGATTTCGATCCGCTGCGCTCGGGTCAGTTCCCCGGCGTTCTCAAGACGGGCCATTTCCACAAACGGCGCACGACCGATAGGGACACCCCGGAGATCGTTTTCAAACCCCCACCCCTCAAGCTGCTCATACCTGAACAGGCGCTGCGCTGGTGCGACCAGGTGACGGAACAGGCCCATACCCTCCGGGCTGTCGCTCAAGGTGTCGTCCACCAGATAAACGATCTTGCCACGCGGGAGGTAGATATCCAGAGAAGTCTGCGGTGAGACCTGAATGACGCCTTTCAAGACGCTGCTTAGCTCAATCTGATGGCCGTTATCTTCGGCATTCTGTCCGGTGAAATCCCAGCGATCAATCGTCTGTTGCGCGCGTGGCGCAATGTCGGAAAATGTCAGGTGTCCAGCTTCGTGGCGCTTGGCTGTCCATTCCTGGATGGAGAAGCCGTAGAGCCGATACATCGCGGCCCGGCGCACAACCCGGCGAAACGGTGTTGACGGGTCTTTGGTCAGCGCGTTCTTGGTCAGTTCCGCAAACACACCGCCCGTATCAGCCTCGCTCGGGACGAAGTTCCACTCAGCGTTCCCGACCAGATCCAGATAGTACCGGATACCGGCTGACACAATTGAGGTGTTAGAAAGGATCTCCGAAAAGGCCGTGTACCGCTGTTCACGCGATCCAAGTGTGGCGTTCTTCTCCCGGTTATCAACGAAGCCGCCGATGATGGCGGTTCCAGGAACGCCGACTGTTTTTCCGGGGGCGGCGGTGCGGCGCAATCCGATACCGCCGAGGAATTTGTCAAATGTTTTACCCATCTTTACCGTCCCGGCCTGCGTCTGAAGCCTTGTTGAATCTGGTCATAAACTCCCCCAGAGGCATATCGCCTTTTGCTAGATTGCATCGACGGCACGCCGCCACGATGTTATTTTTGATCCTGCCCCCGCCTTCTGCCATTGGGATGACGTGGTCTTTTGTCGCCTCAGTCCCCGCTCTGCCGCCCAGAACCATTTCACGTTTGCAGTATTTGCACAGACCGTCTTGTTTGTGAAAGAGATAGGCGAGTGACCATCTGGCCGTTTTCCGTCTACCCATCTTCCGTGGATTTCCCTTTTTTGTTGCTCCGCCCACATCAGCCCTTTCCGGCAATCAATACCTGTTTTAGCGGTTCATTGGAATAGTTTCGGGCGGCATGATGGCAACCCTACGTCTTTTCTTGCCGCTTAGTTCGTTAAAAGCACGTGAAGCCGCGTCCACCTGATCTTTGAATTTACCAGCAGGGAAGACGGTTATCTCATCCAGAAAATCTTTATTCCAGTCACCCTTCACCAGTTTGATATTCTTCGCCTCGGCTTGTGCCGACATCGATTCCGCGCGCGTTCTCTTGTCGCCGGTCTCGGTCGATTTGCGGTAATTATGCCCGGCTAAGATGCGGATCAGTTCGTCTGCCCTGTCCTTGCCCGCTGATCCTGGATCTTGCGGGATAGATCCAAGTACCGCGTGAAACTCTGCATCGTCCTGAGTAGCTGTGTTCTTCAGCAGGTTGTTTACCTTGAGCGCGGTCCCCTGAATACGGGTCATGTCTTGGATGATGTATTGCCCGTCGCGGGTCTTCCCCATCAGTATCCCAGCAGTGAAAGCCGAGGTGAGTTCGTCGGACCCAGCCAGATCCCAACCCCTGCACCACTGGCACCCGGCAGGCGCGGCGCTGATTATTTCGAAGTCTTTCCTCTGGAACATCCCACCGCCACGCGGCGAGGGCCGCTGCTGGTATTGCCCGGCTGATGCATACGCGCCCAGAACCTTAGTGTCCCTATCAACCACCCAGCGCGGGAAGCGATCTTCGAAAAGAAGTTCCCCGTCTTCTGTGCGCGGATCTTCGAATCCTATGCTTGTTTTACATTGGCGCTTCGGGTCGTATTCCATCGGGAGCATCAGGTGGTCATAACCGTAATCTCCATCAATGATCAGCCCCGACATATCTTCTTCGTGCAGGCGTTGCATGATGATAACGATTGCGGACTCTTCAGGGACGTTGAGGCGTGTGGGCAGGCTTTCCCGAAACAGCCTGGCGATCTTGCGGCGATCCTTTTCGCTCTCTGCCTTTTCTGTCGAATGCGGGTCATCAATAATTACCCTGTCGCCCCGCCCGGATGTCAGACTCGTGAATGGCATTGCCTCCCGCCAACCCGAACCAGTGTTGCTGAATGACTTTTCCCCGGCGCGCACCAATTTGACTGTGTCGCCCCAGAGTTCCTGATACCAGTCGGATTCTATCAAATCCCGCATCCGGCGCGCGTCACGCTTTGCATAATGCTCAGAATAGCTGGTGGTCAAATACCTCAAGGAAGTTTGGCCACACGGCCCCCATTCCCACGCAGGCCAGAAAACAGCCACGGTGAGCGACTTCATCATACCGGGAGGGATGTTGATCAGCAGGCGGGTGATGCTGCCATGAGACACGGCTTCCAAATGCTCACACAAGGCGTCGATATGCCAGCCGTGGACGTACTGAATGGACGGTTCAATAGTGTGCCAGGCTTCTCGGATGAACCCGGTCAAGGAATGGCACCGTTCCTTTATGGCATCAGCATTGCGGCGGGTGCGCGCGCGCTCCTCCATAGAGAATTTAATACCGGCGCGGCGATCAAGTTCCTCAAGAAGTAATATGCGCTCAATTTTTTGGTTTCGGCTCAACATCAGATTTCTCCAACCTCGCCAGTCTTAATTCGATTTCGTCATCGCTTAAATTCTCAAAAGACACGCGCCGTATCTCACCAGAATTGGGAGCCATGCGTCCCGCTGCCCATTTGATCGCGTCCAGATATGCGCGAGCACCATCCGCCTTCACCAGTTTTCCTTGAAATTGCTGACCCAACGCCGAAGCCTTAGTCACTGTCAAAGCCTCCTCTGCGTAGACTTCAGCACGTAATTCGCGCGCGTGTGTGTACCGTTCACGAAGATCGTCGTTGTCGTGGATGAATGTATGAGTTGTTGGTGTATGCAGGCCCATCCTTTTGCATACCTTACGCAAGGAGTCCCCTTCTGCCATCGCATCGAAGATCGGTTCCATGTCGTCTACGGTTGGACGTCTCTGCCCCCCCTTTCCTTTTTTTGGTGCTGCTTTAGCCATTGTTCCGCTCCTATGCGCTTATGATAAGGATGATTATTACTCTATTGAGGACAGTTTGCCTATTGTGTCCCGGTATACATCACGTATCGTCTCGACAGCATCAAGGAGACCTCACATGAAATGCTCAACCCCATATGAACAATCGTGCTTTGATAACGCTAAACTGTTCACGTCTGTCAGAGGGCGTCGTGTTGCGACCCGTGTGGTACTACAACACGACACTTTCGAAGAAGCCAAGGCTTCTGGCAGTGGGGACGGTAGGACGATGATTTATGCCGTCACACCCGAAAGCCTGTCAGCCCATATCTGCAACGTCTAAGGCTGCGCCGGACCAGTCACATTCCAGAATAATACTTTCCCGATACCCTTGTTTGTCATACACATATCCCACGCCTTGGCGTCATAGTGGGGATCACATGGGAAGGGGACTTGGTTACGTGCTTCATCCCTGAACTTCATTCGGTGGATGTGTATCTTAGCGCCTGCAACATCCTTAGCAGTCAGCCCACGTCCTACCTGAACAGCGTTGATATTTGCATCAGGCCAAGCGTCGGAGAGGCCGCGAGACAGCACTCCTGACCCTGCGGCGCACCAAACCTCATCAGGATCGAAGTCAACCGCCCGTGCAGCGGCTGATATAGCTTCTATGGCGTATGGCATGTTCACCCCGAACGGAATAAGCCTCGCGCCGGTCCTGCGGCAGTACTCCCGAGCCCTGCTTTGCACGACCGTTAGATAACCGGGCCTGACCTGCAACACCTTTGCCCCTACCCGCTTCGCTTCAAATGCCCTGTTGTGAGGCTTTGCGCGCTTGGCCACGAATATGGTTGCGCGCTTGCCTAGCGCCTTGGCGACATGTGCCAGCGCTGTCTGTGCGCCTCCCTCTGCTGGGCTGGCATAAACGACTTCATCCGCGCCCTCGAACAGATGTGGTAAGAACCGGGCCTTTGTACCGCCAGGGAACAGATCATCCCGAACCACAAAAACCCCGTTGTGGAACGATGTCTTTGGGGGGTTCACAGTTCCTCTCCCAGATCACCTTCGCCAAAATTTGGCACGTGGACCTCTACTGTGCCGCAGGCGTCCGCCGCTTTCTTGCCGTCGCCCTTCACGAAGATCAAAACGTTCTGATGCGTTTTTCCCAACTTACGCCCGGCCTTGAACTGTTTGGTCACCCTGATCGGTAGGGAACCAACCGCAGTTACTAAGATAGCCTCGTTGTAGAAATTCATCCCGGCGGCGCGGAATGCTTCAACTGTGTCCCCCACAAAATTCCGATAGTTGCCTTTGGCGTCCCGTATTTCCCCCACAACGAAACAGGCAAACGAGTTTGGCCGCAGTAAAGCGCAGCTTTTACGGATGATGGTGCGGTATGCCTTGAGGAAATCCTCATAATCCATATTGGAAATATCGGCGGCGTCATCGCTGTATACTTCCAGATCAGCATAAGGCGGGCAGGAGAACAACAAATCAGCCGTCACGTTGGGGAAGATCTTGTCTATACCCCTGCTGTCGCCCTGTTCCCATACAGGCACCGAGTCATCGCAAATTTCCTTAGCCTGAACCCTGTTTGCCTCAACCTGCTCACCGCGTAGTTCACCGCCGAAGTATTTGCGCCCCGTGGCACTAGCAACGATGCCGCGCACCGATCCGCCTGCAAATGGATCAAGAACCACGCCGCCGGGTGGGCAAAACCATGTGTAGATCAGTTCGCACAGTACCGGGTCAAAGATGCTCCCGCCTTCGTTGTTTCCCCTGTCTGCCATGTAGGCCGGTGGATTCTTTGGAACGTTGGTCGGGTCTATGTCGCGTCCCAATTCACTTTTGAAACCCATAGAAAGCCAACCCCGCTTCCTGTCCTGCCACCACCCCTCACGGGCATTGAGTACCGAGAACGGGGAAATAAGGAACCGTTCCGACAACGCGCCTACTTGTTTAGGTGGTTCACCATCGCTCAGAAGATCTTCCAGTTCTCCTTCATCAAACCCGATGATATCCAAATCGAATTCCAAACCCTTCAAACCATCAAGTTCTTCTCTCAACAGGTCATCGTCCCAATCTGCGTTCTGGGCCAGCTTATTGTCAGCCAGCACATAGGCGCGCTTCTGTGTATCGGTCCAGCCCGTCGCGGTCATGGTGGGCAGAATCTTGATACCCAACAGTTGAGCAGCAAGAACGCGGCCATGCCCGGCAATAATTCCGCTGTCCTCATCTATCAGTACAGGGTTTGTAAAACCCCATTCCCTGATACTCGCTGCAATCTGACTGATCTGTTCGTCACTGTGCGTTCTGGCGTTTTTGGCATATGGGACGAGTTCCGCAACCTTCCTGCGTTTGATCTTATCCGCTGGCCACGCTTGTTTCGGTGCTGCTGCCATTACTTGGCCTTTCTTTCTGTGTGTATATTTTCCTGTCCCATGTTGGTGACAAATACAGTATAATCAGCGACACGCAAAGACCTGGTGCGGCGGGCTGTATTGTGAGAAGATTTCAGATGCTATTGGAATCCAGTTCATCCGCACATATCCCACCGGAGGAACTTGAGGATCTTAACCCATAAAAAACCGGGGAGCCCCGCTTCCAACCTGGGCTCCCCGGCATTCCCGCACCAACGATCTGAAAGGAGGGCGGTAATCAATCAGTATCATCACCTCAACCAAATACAATGTGTTTCGACACGATTGGAAAAACTATGAAACCGATAAACCCACTCTGGAGCTTGGTTCTGAATTGGGCCGCGTTCAAAATGGGCGCTGAAAAGCTGAGCGAAATGGAAGGCTGCTGGAAAGGAGTAGCTGGTGATTTCAAAGTCACGATAAACGGTCACGATGAAATCATGTTTGAAGACATGCTGCACCCGCTGGGTATCATGGTCCAACATCAGTCATTTCTGGTTGCCGCGCTGGTCTACCCCCATCAGGCCGACTACCTGAACGTGACAGAGCAATCTTTGCTCGATTTCTTCCAGCACGAAATGAAAGGATCAGCCGATGGAACTGGATGACGTACCAGCCAACGACAAGTTCAAGATTACCGCCGACACGCGCCGACACGCGAATGACTTTGAATTAATGCTTGCGGACGTGTGCAGCGAATTCATTGGCAACATTTCGGGCTTGGCCAGTGAAAAACCGGATGAAGCCGCGAGCCTGATCGCAAACATCCTTATCGGAACGGCCTGGCGGTACGCTGCATCTGGCCAAATGGTGAACGGCTTCGATCCTGATCCGAAAAAATTCATCCTGTGCGCCGAATACTGGTCCACCAGAGAACAGGAGTTTCCCAATGCGCATTAGTCAAGCCAAGATCAGGCGTGAAATGAAACAGCGCGACGGTGTGCAGAGCGACGTTGATAGGTTGCAGCGCAAGGGGAAGGCTCGGAAGCTGGCCATCTTCGATCTCGACGGCACCTTGGCCCTGAACGAACACCGGGTGCATTTCATCCACGGCGAGAAGAAAGATTGGAAAGCCTTCCACAATGCCTGTGATGGCGATAAGCCGAACAACCCTGTCATTGCCCTGCTGCGCTCCCTGGTGAGGCAGGGCTATGACGTGGAGATCTGGACCGGCAGGATCGACACCGTCCGCGTGAAAACTGAGAAATGGCTGGCGCTGCACGGGATGAAACATGTTCCCCTGAAAATGCGCCCGGCCCATGACCACACACCCGACACTGATCTGAAACAGCAGTGGATGAACGAGGCGCGCGTCAAACCGTTCATGACGTTCGAGGATCGTTTCTCTGTGGTCCAAATGTGGCGCAGGAACGATATCGTTTGCCTCCAGGTCGCGCCGGGGGATTTCTGAAATGCTTGAACTGATAGAGCTTCTGGAAAAGCAGATCTCCAAAATCGAAAAGGCGATCCTCAAATACACCACGGCGCTGAACGCCCACGACATGGCGCGGCGGCACCC